TTTCTCCCCCGCTTTGTTGCCGCGGGGGGGTTAAATTCCAAATTCATCGTAAAAAATATCTATAATTTGCTCATAGATTTTTGCCTTTTTGTTTGGCTCTCCGTTTTTATCAAAAGCATTGCTTAAATACGCATCTGTGAGTTTATCATGAATATTCATCAGTTCATCGTCGGTATAATCGGTATCATTATCTAACTCTATACTGTGAGATGCTAATAAATAAATCTGCTCTGAATTAAATTTATCCTTGACTCGAAGCATTGTTCTTCTCCTTCAATTTCTTAACTTTTTTTGAACTCGTTTTCCAACCAGTAGTAAGCTTTCCGGTTAATGTATTTACAGCTACTGTTGCTTTTTCACCGATGTATTGTTGTGTATTATCTGCTCTTATTTTACCAATATCAAGAGGATTTGTCAAGGCATCGGACGCATCATCTACGCTAAAATCACGTTGCTTCATTCTTTCCTTAATATGCTTGGATACTTCAGTTATAGTTATTCCGTTTGCGGTTTCAAGTCCTACTAACTTTAAACACTCCTGTTCAAATTTTAATGTCTCTTTATAGCTTGCTGTTGTCTTAGCCGCCTGACTGCGACCGTATCCCGGAGTAGCGGTGCGGTCGGGCTTGTATGTAAGCCCGTTTTTCTCACAGTAGCTTTTAAGCTGCTGTTCCTGCTGCTTCAGCTTATACGCCGCCCTGTCAAAGCCTTCTTTGTCGCCGAGAGTGTCAAGAGCGGTACATTCACGCTTTGAAGCTCTGACCTTACGTTCAAGAGCACGTTGATTGCAGATTTTTTCGTACTGCTCGGCATTTTCCTTTTCGTCATACGGAAAGTAGGTCTGAACGCTGATACCGGGCAGGAACGGATAGAGCTGATGACCACAATTTATACCGAGAAGCCCTGCAGGCTTGCCGTATGAGCTTGACCTCCAAGAATAGAATTTTATCCGTTTGCCGTCAAGGTCAGTGGTATAGCCTCCACCGCCATTGCGATTGAATATTTTACCCTGATCTTTAGCACAGAGCGGTCTTGCGCCGCTGTGGCTGCTGACTTCGACCAGATCAAGCCCGTATTCGTCCATAAGGGAAAACTGAGTTTCTTTGGCAACGCTTCCGACAGTGGAGCGTATACACATATTAGTGTATGCTTCCGGTGTCCAGTTGCGACCGTTTTTATCGACAAAAGCCGGGATACCTTTCTGCGTCATCTCGCCGATACATTCCCGCATGGCACTCTGACGTGCTTCAATTCCGGTAACGACCTTTCCTGTAGCCTTATTCAGACTGTCTATGTATTCCTGCTTATTTGCAAGCTCGGCGGTACGGTTGATTACCTGCATAGCGGCGTTCTTTGCCTTATACTTCATCGTTGTATTTGTCAGGTTCAGGTCTTTTTTTGCCTGTTTTTGCAGCATTTTAAGGCTGTTTAACATATTGCCGGACATTGACGGCGTGGCTCGTCTATCAATAAGTCCCTCCTGCACCATACGTTTTAATCCCGGCGCAAGCTCCTGAATAGCTGAATTTGCCGCTCTCTGAAGCGTAAGCTCCAGAAGCTCGGGCGTTTTTCCTGCATATTCGGCTATCGTTTTTGCGTTCTGCTTAGTCAGCTTGCCAAGCTCGGCGAGCTTCTTCATTTTCCACTTTGCCGTGTCTTCTTCGATTTTCCCTGCAGCAAGATAGGCGGCTATGTTTGCAATAAGATCGGTTTCCAGTCCGACGATAAGGTCGGTTATACCCTGTGACAACTGCAGGGAAGTCAGCTTATTCATAGCTGTCACCGTCCAGTATGCCGCCGTCTATGTCGTTTTCCTTTGCAATACGCTGCAGTTCTTCTGCGGCTTCTGCTTCATCAATATTCTGTGCTTCCATAATAGCACGAATTTTTGATTTAAGCCCCGCCTGAACAAGCTTGATATTGTTATCTATACGGGTGTTGTCATCACCGATAATGTTATCCTGCCAATTGACAGAAACCGTATAATCTTTGCTGACTTCCTCCGAAGCCTGTGTTATTTCTATAATCGCCGTTGCAAGACTTTCAAGCACCTCGGATATGATATTCTTGTTATTCTGCACGGTGCGAAGTGTGTCCTTTTCATCGGCGGCAACTTCTGTCGCCGTTTTTACGCCGGAATTACTGTCAAATGACAGCGTTCCCGGAGAGAAACCGAGCTGAGTGCTGAGTATATTCAGCTGAAGCTTCAGGGCTTCGACGTGTTCGGTTACTCTGAGTGACTGGGTATTGTCGGATATATTCAACTTCGGTGCATCATCGGCGTTGAATGCCTGATACACTTCGTCATCGGTGTCAAAGTATTTTACTTCGTTGCCGTCGCTGTCATAGATCGATTTCACACATTCAGACGGAATAATGATACGCTTCTTGCCGAGTATAAATTCTCGCTCAAGGCTGTCGAATATTACATCTATTTCCCGTAGCGTGTCTATTGAATTTGCAAAAACAGGCAAGCCGAGCGGCAAGTCGAAAACCATATTGTTTCCGACTGCAGGTTTGAAATAGCAGAATAACGGCTTTTGAACACCTTTGAACACCATTTCATAGTCAAGTTTCGGGAACAGCTCCGAAACGGGAACTTCCTGACCGAGATAACTGCGTGAATCGCTTCGCCGCAGGACGTGGTAAATGTGAACTCCGTCAGACTGCAATGTATGATACTCGAACAGCTTGTAGTAGAAGCCGTTCTGAACATAGTCGTTGCAGAAAATACCTTCTGTAATCTGCCTGTTGTTCCATTTTGTCGGGAAGAAACGATCAGCGTTGATGTAGTTCAGGCATATAACATTATCCTCGAGATACACCTTTATAACTCCGCCGCCGAGTGCGTATGACCGGGAAAGAAATTCGGGAAAACGCTCCCAGAAACAGTTATTTTCAAGAACCTCACTTACCGTATCGTTGTACTTTTCGTCATCAACAGATATATCGCACTGTTCTGAAAAAGTCATCGTGGCGAGCTTATCGCAGATAACCTTTGCCATATTCGTCATAGCTCTGGGACGGCTTTTCTTTTTTATTCCGCTGTTTGTAACAGTTCTCCACGGCGGTTTGCCCTGATAGACCCGTTTTGCAGGCTCGATGTGCCGTGTGTAATAGTCGGATATATCGACTATAGGCACATTTGGGAACGCCTGCTTTATATAAGTATATATAGACATCACGTTTTCCTTTCCGCATCGAAGACATTAGTCATATAGGCTTCGGTGCTGTATTCTTGTGCGTCAAGGCTATCAATATTTATGCTTCCGTCATCAAGACGTATTTCGGTCGTCACATTCGGCTTCCAGATAGCGGTCTGGAACGCTTCAATCGTATGCTTGCAGTGCGACATGATTTTATATCTGTCAGACGCAATCAGACGGTTATAGAACAATATACGATTGTTGATTGAACCTTTCCGTGCATTGTGGATATTCACACGGAGCTTTCTCCTCTGAGCGGCGAGACGCACTCCTTTGATAAGTATCTGCTCCGCTGAATCAAGATATATTTCAGTGCATTTCCAGTGCTGACATACGCCTTCGATGAAATTACAGAAATCATTTTCAAGCTCATACGGTGATATTGTTTCCTTGCGGTAGTATTCATCAAGCGTTACAATCGACTGAAAGCCTTTAGTGAATCCGGTAGCGTTAAGGGTATGAGCTGAGCCGTTGCCGCCGAAGTCACCGCCTATGGTAACAAACATAATATCTTCAGGAAGTGTATCAACGATATATCTTGACGGATTATCAGCAAACAGAGGATATATAACACCTTCCGCCGCTACCCAGTTACCTCGGATAAAGCGTTCAAAATAAACGCCGGTATATTCCTTTTTTATCTCACGGACGTATTCTTCAGGAAGCGTTGTGTTATCATCAATCAGAAATCGCAATACTAGCATATCGACTTTCGGATTGTCGATGTATTCCTTTTTAAGCCAGTGCGTCGGAACATCCGGGTTTGTTGTAGCAATCAGCTTTGCGCCCTTGACCGACAAACGTGACAGGAGCATCGAAAAAAAGTCCTTAGGGAATAGTGTCAGCTCATCGCAGTACGCTCCGCCAAGTGTCATGCCTCGTATCTTATTCTCCGACTTTGCGTCATTCGCTCCCTCAAGAAGAATTTTTCTTCCGAATAGTTTGCCCTCTTTGGTAGATAGCGAATACTTGAAGTTGTCTTCTCCGACAAGCTCCTGCAGTAGCATCAAACAGTTACGTTTTAATGTTTGCAACGTTTTTGCCGACATCAGATAGGCGTAATCGGTAGGGCGGTCTGCTATCCAGAATGCCCAAAGAATAAGCGATATCCATGTCTTGCCGCTACGGACGGAGCCTTCAAGCAGATTAAGTCGGTGTAGTTTGTTGTGCTTTAGCAAACTCATCAGCTCCTGCTGTTTAGCTGTAAATATCAATTCATTTGACATTCTTCATAGCCTCCAGTATAGCGTCAAGCTTGCCTGCGCCGGCTTCCGATATAGCAACCGGAGCTTTGCTGTAAGTATCGCCGGCTTTGTTCGTCAGAAAGAACTCTACCGCCGATTGATTCGGAGGAATATCACGAGTAATTATTTCAACAGTTTTTCTTCCGCCGACAATACGCTCTCTGCGTTCCGTAACGGTATAACCGGTAGCGGCACGGATTAGTGCCTGTTCAACATCTGCCCGAACAAGCTCAGGGTTGTCGGCTATTAACTGCCTGACTCCTTCAGAGCGCTCGATAATCTGTTTTATTGCCTTTTGCCGCTTGCTTTCGGATGTATTCAGATAGCATTCGACCAGACTTTGAACGGCATTCACTCGCTGTTCGGTATCAGCTTTTTTGTATTTGTCGAGATCTGTTGCAAGGCTGTTTATAGCCCTTTTGCGATTGCTTTTTCTCACAGTTTGCTCACTCCTTTCGGGCAAAAAGAAAAGAGCCTTATAAAAGCCCTTATTCTGCATTTGATTATGTTGACGTGAAATTATCCCACTTTGATTTTTGAAACGTTTTAAACGGCAATTAAAACGCTTTTATCGGTAAATATCCCGTTGGGATTATATCGGGATATGCTTCGCCATTCCGATTTTGAAAAAAATCAGATTACTTTGCGTATGTATACAGCCGTTCCGGTGGGGAGCGTATCGACCAACACCTTAGTTACTGCACTTGTCTATATCGACCGCACAGGTTATCCTGTGTGACTCACCGTAAAGAGTGATATCTATAACGGCTTTATGCTGTCTTCGGGAAAATTTCACTATTTTGTGCTCGTAGCGTTTGAGATAGCCGCTGTCTATCTTTAGTACGCCATTTTCTATGTGCCCTTTGCTGACCTTGAGTATATCGGGATTACGGCATAATCCGATGATATATTCTTCTTCGGTACAGGACAGGCACGTTGTTTTACTGACAAAATTGCCGACACCGTGTATCTTGCGAATGGTATAATAATCATCGGCTGTCAGGCGGTCAGTCTGAAAAAATATGTAACCGTCAAAAAGCGGTTTGATTTCTTCATGCCATACACCCTTTTTGCGATACTTGTACAACTCTCTCGGCACATACGCTGTATAACCGAGTTCACGCATCGAGTACATAACAGCCGTTTCAGAGCCTGACTGTACATATATAACATACATCAATCGCCGTCACCCTCTTTCTGCTTGTTCTTGATGTATGCCGCAAGCTGAGAGTACAGCTGCGGATTATCTTTTGCCATAGCAGTGAAAATATCTTCTTTGAATACATCATAGGCGGCGTCCATAGACGAACGGTTCTTGGCGTCTGTGTCCCGCTTGTATGTTGCCGCTTTTATCAGCGATGGCACTGCGGCAATCAGCTTTTCGGGCGGCACATCTTTCAGACTGTCTTCGCTTAAATTCTGAATTGCTTCCATTACTTTATGGTTTGTTAATCGGGCGAGAGCCTCGGAAACATCAAGATCCGGATATTTGGCGAGTTCTTCGTTTATAAGACGGAAGTTGTTGCTGATAAGCATTACCTGTTCAAGA